ATTTTGCAAAATTAGCTGAAAATTAGGAAATACCCCGAAAAAAATTTCGGGCCATTTTTTACGCCAGAGGTCGCTCAAAGTGACCTCTTTTTTTATGGTGAAATTAATCTTGGATTTTCTGTTTTTTTAAGTTTACTAGTTACGAATTGTTTTGATGGTTTGTACTCCATGATATCTGCAAAGTTTTCTAGGAAGAGTCCAAGAAACTCAGGTCTTAAAATATTAATATTTCTTTTTGCATCATTTAAGTCAGTTTCATGTTCTAAAAATGAAAATGATGTAAGTGATGATTCTGATCTAAGAGTGCCATTGTCTAAAAAGTTAACGGTGTACCCAGCTGGAACTCTTTTTCCCTCTGGTTGAATTAGTGTGCCACTTGAATCTCTTATGATTTTAGTTTCATAATGATGAATGTTTGCTAATTCTGCTTCTGTGTATTTTCCGTTGAGATAAGTTAAAAAATCTTGATTGCCCATTGGCCATTCATCTCTTACATGAATGATATTGTTTGTTGCTAATATCACCCAATCAAGACCAGAATCATTGTAAAATTGATACGCAACCTGATCTGGTCTTTCATCACCGACAACCGAATATTTTGTAAAAGCTGTGATTTCATTAAAAATGTCATCACGAATTACTGCTCTCTTAAATATGTTTTTTACAACCTGATAATCATATGCAGAGTTTCGATCATTCCTGAGTGATGGATAATCAAGGTTTGGAATTTGTCTGAAATAACTATTTGGTGATCCTGAGTATGTCATTTTAGTAACCTACGCTGTCTTCTGGAGTGCCTGCTTGATCTCCTTCGTATATAGGTCTTAATTCAGTAAAATTAAGATCCATTTTAAGAATAACAGGTTGTGAATCTCGATATGCAGACCAATAACCATTTGGAGCATAATCAACATTCATAGTTGTCAATGCAAGACCGCCTGGATTAAATTGATTTACTGTTCTTAATAAATCGTCCTTTCCTTTTCCATTTTTGTATTCTAAAGTAAATACATCTGGAGATTTAAGATAGGTTGTGGTTCTGAATTTAGGAGCCATACCTAGTTTTAGGAAACGAATTATTTTTCTAATTTCATCACCTTCTTTTTGACTTCTTGCAATCATCAAGAAACTAAAGGCAAAATCACGAATGACAGGGCCTTGAAATAACATCTCTGCGTTTGGATTTAAAACTCGACCACCTTGTCTTGCTAAAACTGTATCTACATCGAGTTGGACACCAAATACACTTCCCGCTAATTTAGACATTGCTTGAGTGTATAATGCACTTCCCATTTCAGTTGCTCCAGATCCATCAATTTCTCTTCTCTTCACTAATTGCTCTCTTGCAGCCTTATCATTCTGCATTTCTTCTTCACTTCTTGCAAGAAATTTACCTCCAGCAGTGAGCATATTCGCACCTCCAAGAGCAGCGAGACCAGATATCGTTAATTCACTCTTACCCCATTCGACACCGTTTACATCAGTTGCCTTTGGCATTGGTAAGAAAATACTTCCTAAAGGTTTACTACTGTTTATTACACCATCACCAGCGATGTTTGCTTCTTCATATGTTTTACCGTGTCTTGCATCTTGTCTTGTAATAACATCTTTCTTTTTTTCAACATCTCTTTGTGATTTACTCTGGTTTACACTAGGTCTAACATAATTAAATTTTGTAATTTTAAAATGATCTTGTTTGAAATTGAGATCAAGTGGGTATGCCATTGATTCAGTTTTACCTTTTACAGACGCATTTTCTTTAGGTGCCACATTTTCTAAAGCATTAGTTTCTTGCTCTATAGAATCTTCATTTGCAAATTTTGATTTATTTTTGTCAAAAAATTGTTCCTCTGGTAAACCCTCTGTTTTTGTCACACTATCTTGATATGCTTCTTTATTTCCGCCATAATTTGCAATATTGTACGCAGATATTGCTTCATCAGATGTTGACAAAGTTTCATATAAACTAGAGTTTGGATCTATTGGATTTTGCCTGAGTTGTCCATTTCTTCCTTTTGGAGAGGTGATGCCTTCTAAATTACCAGACGCATCAAAATTGAAGACATATTTTTCCCCATCAATTGTATATTTTCTACTTTTTTTAGGTTTCGCCATTAGTTTTTATTGTAAACTCTGTTTTTTGAAACTGGTATTCCTCTCATGTCAACGAATTTTTCAGTCGGTAATTGTGCGACATCCGACCATTCTGCATTTGGAATACGATATGGTGTCCCTCTTACGCCAGTATAAACATATTTATGTAGAGTTCTTGGAGGAACTGCAACTGCACCCTGAGCAGAGTTATTTAGTAAGCTTATTGCAAGTTCATCTCTTTCATTCAAACGAACATAATGAAGATTGCAACCTAGAAATCCATTCGACCTCATTTCTATTACATATGTGAGAGGATACATGTCATAATATGGTTGTCTTGTCTGTGCAGAGTAAGTATAAAAATACAATTCGCCAGGTGCAAATCCAGCCGTATCTGCATAATCTGTCTCAAAGTTTGTCGAACCAAGTTCATCAAGTAATTGACTACGAAAGTAATCCTCACTGACTTGACCGTCAACTTTATCTAATATTCTTTGAAGAATGCTCATCGTATTCCTAGTTCTTTTTCAGTCATGATTTTGAATTCTAATTTACGATCTTCACAAAACTCTCTTGCAGCTTTCCACTTTGCTTGATTCTTCACATATGTCATAGATTCATTTATCATTGTCTTTCTTGATTTACCCTTTGTTGCTTTTGGTTGTAAAGTTTCTCTCATTGGTTTCACCTCTATCACTGACCTACGAATATTACTGTCTTTGTCTTTATATTTAATAAAGAAATCAGGAAAATATCTGCGAACACGATTTGTCGTTGGGTCTAGATAAGGAATCCAGAACTCTTCAGACGCCCACTCAAGTATATTTTCATTCAAATCGCAGTAATTCATGAATTTTCTTTCCCACAAAGACCTATAAATAATGTTATTAGAGTCTCCCTTATACTTTTTGGGATTAGAAGGTCTATATATCCCTTTATAGCTCATATATAGTAATAACAACTTAAACTTATTTATTGTGGCTAGCAATAGTTTATTTCCAAGAAAAGGTCAAATAACTCAAGGTAACATTTTAGATGTTAGAGATAGTGTCGCACGTCCGTCTCTTGACACTCTTTATGAGGTTAATTTCTCTTTTGGTAATTATCAAACGTGGTTAGGACAAACACCTAGTAAGAGTCGAACTCAAGGTTCAGATTTCATGAAAAAGATGTCGATAATGTGTACTCAAGCAGAACTTCCAGGCACTAGTTTTGTACCATCAACTGCTATTGGACATCATCAAGGTATTCAAGAGGAATTTCCAAACCTTAGAAACTTTCCTCCTTTAAATCTTGTTTTTTATTGTGATGCAGATCAAGTTATACTACAAGTTCTAGAGAGTTGGATGTCGTATATCAATCCAATCTTTAACGGAAATCAAAGAGATAGAAGTGCATTTACACGTTTTAATTATCCAGAGGACTATAAAGAAATTATTCACATCACTAAATTTGAAAAAGATACGTTTGAAAAAAAATCTAGATTTGCAACTTATACGTCAGTGATGACACAATATGAATTCGTTAACTGTTGGCCAACTAATGTGACATCGATGAGAGTTGCCTATGGTGACTCAAATGTGTTAAGATGTAATGTACAGTTTGCTTATGATAGATTCTTTACTGAATTTACCAGACAAGGTGATCATAGACAATTTGCTGTTGAATCACCACTACCAGAGGAAAAATCTAAAGACATTAGACCTCAATATCAAATTAACAGAGATAACTTAAACAAATCAAGAGAACTGAGAAGAGTTCAAAAAGAAATTAGAAAAAATGAATCTTTCTCTGAATATAGGGCTAGAACTGGTAGTCCATAACCTTCCTATATAAAATACTGAATAAATCATCATGCCATTACCAACGATTGAAACTCCAACCTATGAGTTGAAGTTATATTCATCAAATAAAAAAGTTAGATATCGACCTTTTCTTGTAAAAGAAGAAAAAGTTTTGATTATCGCCTTGGAATCAAAGGATCAAAATGCAATCACACATGCTGTGAAGGAAGTATTAAAGAAATGCATTCTTACAAAAGGCATTGATGTTGACAATCTTCCTACATTTGACATCGAACAACTGTTTTTAAACATTCGTTCTAAATCAATAGGAGAGGATATTAAATTGAATGTGACGTGTCCTGATGATAATGAGACAAAAGTTCCAGTTACAATATATGTTGATGAAATTAAAATTGTAAAAACAAAAGAACATACAAAAGACATTGTTTTAGATGACAATATGACTCTTCGTATGAAATATCCATCATTGAGTCAATTCGTTGGTAATAACTTTGATACAGAGGATGACCCAGAAAGCACAGTGAATAAAACATTCCAAGTGGTTGCTGATTGTATGGATACAATTTTTAATAATGAAGAATCATGGGATGCAAATGATTACACTCCATCTGAAAGACTTGAGTTCGTAGAACAATTAAATTCACAACAATTCAAAAAACTAGAGAAGTTTTTTGAGACCATGCCTAAATTATCACACACCATTGAAGTTGTGAATCCAAATACAAAAGAAAAGAGTAGTGTAGTTTTGGAGGGTCTGGCTGATTTTTTCGCCTAAGTATTGCAAGAGAGGATCTTGAATCTTATTTCCGTACCAATTTCGCTCTCATGCAATACCATAAATATAGCTTGACGGAACTCGAAAATATGATTCCTTGGGAGAGAGAGGTTTACGTTTCTCTTCTCGCTGAATATATTGAAAAAGAAAATCTAAAGAGACAACAACAAGAGGGTACTGGAAGGTATGGATGAAGAAGAGGTACAACAACCTAAACAAAAAATAAATCTAGATAGTTTCTTTAATCGACTTGATACGGTTGAGGAAGTAGCTAATAATGGTTTAAAACAATCCACACTTAATATAAACGCTATTAAGGCAAACAAGACTTTAATTGACAGCATATCAGTCTCAATCGAGGCAATGAGGACAGAAATTAGAGATATTGCAAATTATATCGTAATAGAAAAAAAACTTGAGAAGGATGCTGAGGAAGATAGACGTTTTGAAGCAGAGGATAAGGAACAGAAACAAAAAATGGATGAGAGATTAAAAGCACTCTTACCAGAAAAAAAACAAACAGTTGAATCACCACCAGAAGAAGAAAAGAAAGGTGGTGGTTTAGGTGGTTTCATGTCAGGACTTTTAAAGGTGATCGGTGGTTTGGGATTGATCGCTGGACTAGCTGCCTTAGTAACTGTGGCGTTGCCTGCTTTGGTTCCTATTCTTTTAGGAGCTCTTGGTATTGGATTGACTGCGTTAGTTTTTACAAAACTTGGCCCACCTCTTGTTGAATGGGTTAAAGGTATGTTTAATAAAATAAAAAATTTCTTGAGTAATGTATTTAAACCAGTTGAAAAAGTACCTGTTGTTGGTAAACCATTAAAAGGCATGTTAATTGGTGGACTAGTAGGTGGTATTGGTGGCGTTGGTAATGCTGCTGCTGGTGCATTGTCGGGTGCGCTGGCAGCAAAAGGTTCTGGAGGTAGTGGTGGTAATGGTGGTGTAACTAGTAATTCTAATATGAATTTAGAAACTGGGGAG